ATACAAGAATAGGGACTATCAGTATCAACACTAATGCTAATACCAATAGCCCCTATTTGATTAATATTACCTAAATATTTACCTAATCAAGTCGGGTAACAGGTTATGCTTTTTCTTCAGTGGCAATAGCTTTAAGGATAGTTTCAACAGTTGCAATAGCAGCAGCTCCAGTTGGGAATGCTATTTGTACAATCTGATGAACAACTTCATCTCTAGTTTTCATTTCACGTGGAACAGCAAAACGAAGAGTAAAGATAGTATATCCAGCATCTGCACTATCAGGTTGTTTCAAAGGATTAAGCGGATATGTAGGATACAGTTCAGTATAAGTATCTCGATAAGTATATTCGATACCAGCATCGGCAGCAGCTTTATTAGCCAAATCAGTAATATAAGCCGCATCTCCATATGCAGGAAAACCAGTAGCTGTAACTGTAACACTAATACCAACTAATTCATCAGCTCCAAGAATTTCATAATCAATACCTTTAGACTCAGCAGTTAAAGTAATTTTAGCATCAGCAACTGTTGCTTTAATACCATGACCAATAGTATTGTTATTAATTTGGTTAGCTAATTTCTTTGCTACATCATTAGCAGTAGGATTAAGACCAGTATGAATGGTAGCAGTCCAACGATTACGTTCATTGAACTTTAATCCTTTTTTCACAATCATAATAGAATAATCAGAATAAGCATTTACATCTCCGATAGTAAGATTAGCAGAAAAAGTAGTAGCAACTTGATAAGTACCTTTAACAAAAGTAAGATGTTTCTTATAAGCTGGAATAACTACTGGACCATTTGCTTTACGACCAAGATTAATGTAAAACTTATCGGTAATCTTAGTACCGTCAGCGTCAATAGTGTCCTTGCCATTAGCAAGATAAGTAAAAGCAACCGCTCCATCAGCAAGAGGTAAGCTCGCTCCATAAGCGACATTGCCCGCTAACAAAAACTGTCTCATTTTTAATTTAATTTAGAGTTTAACTTTGTTTATCAGCTCCATTAGAAGTAGCACCAATACTAGCAAGATAAATCTGTACTGCACGCATAACTATTTCCATATGTAAATAAGGAGGTAAATCACAATTAACCCAATCTTCTTCTCTATCTTCATCAAACTTAACTTTAGCAGGTTCTTTGATATAAAGATATTTAACTAATTGAGGTTTAACTGTATTATTACGTCCAGTATATATATCAACATTAATACCAGATTCATCTCCAAATATAGTAACTATCGGAGCATCTTTCGCAGCACGATTACAGAAATCTCTTAGCGTTTGACCTAAATCTTCAGCTTCAATAATTCTACAATCATAAATTGTCTTGCCATTATAACTAACTTGAAAGCCTGTATATAGCATTATTCCGTCGCTATCAATGTTAATTTTATAAGGGTCAACTTCTGTTCCACCACCTGTAATATCTTCGCCGTTAACAGTACCCGCTGTGTATAAAGTTCTAAGAGCATTAACAGGACTAATAGAAGCATTTTGTCGAGCAACCTTATCATTATAAGGAACAGGTCCGACATTTTCTACTATTACATTTCTAGCTTTTTCGATTATAGCAGCATTAAGACAAATATCTATATCTTCCATGAGAATAGCACGAACGGTCTGCATACCCATCTGTTGTGCCAGTTCTCTGAACGTCACGTGCATCTCCCCAATGTTCATAATCAAATGTTTTTAAGTTTATTTTTATAAGCACTAACAAGAGCACTATTAGTAGGATTTTTAAACCATGTAACAGCTTCTTTAACATTAGCACCAATGAACTCACCATCAGGAGTAGTAATATTCTGATTATGAATTGCTCTGATAAATTCTCCACGAGAAATAAGAACCTCAATTAAAGATTTAATAGTAATATCTTTATCATTACAAAGTTTATTAAACTTAGCAGGTTCATTTGTACTAAATTTATCAAGATGTGATTGTTTATCAACAATATCCATAGCCATACCGTTAGGAATATTAATATTATTGGCAACACAGTATTGAATAAATACAGCATCAAACAAATCACTATTTGTGAGAAGTTTAACATAATTGCCTTTAGCCGAATTAATTTCCTGACGATGTTTAGCAAGACGCTCAGCTTCTCTTTGGTCATCTTTAAAATAAAATCTAATAGATGGGTCAGAATTAATAAGAGCAATATCTTTAGCTACATCTTTATATAATAAACAATGACGATAAATTAGATAATCATCAAGAACAATAGGATAACCATATTTATACTTTTCACTTTCAAGAAGATTTAACTTAGTAATCTTAGCTTCAAGAGCTTCTCTAAGTTCTTTAACTCCTTTACGGTCACTATTCATATAAGCAGTTTCAATAGCTTCTTCTTCGGCTCTAAAACGAAGATAATCTCGTTTACGATTCCAAAAGAAAGAAATATCAAAAGTCTTACCTAGTTCATCAACTGATACACTAATATTATTAAGATAAGCCTTAACCCGTGAAATAAAGTTTTCATTATTAGGAGCAAGACCAATTAAAGCAGGAAAATAAGATTCAATCTCACCTTTATTAGAAGAAAGAGTACGAGAACTACGAACACAACTACCAATCTTATCCATTCGTTTAGGTAATGTTTTATCATTAACTCTACGATATAATGAATAATTAGTAACTAAATTAATAGTAATAGTTCGTTTTTCAGTATAAGGTTCATCAAGACTTTCATCTCTAAATCCTACTGTATTAGCAGGCTGTTTATCTACTCCATCCTCTACGGGGGGTATAACCTGTTTATCTGTATTTATATTAGAAGCAGCAGGAGTATTTTCTCCTGCTTTATTAGCTTCATTTACTTTGTTAAAATCCATATCTTAAATAGCTTCTTTTAAATGATTATAATACACATTTCAATAAGAACATCTTAGTAGTGTTATCTACCTGCAAACCAATAGAGCCTTTAACTTCATAACGAGCCATATCAATTTCAGTAGCTGCATGATTAGTATTAGGCAATCCCCAGCAAGCAGGAATATCAGTCATACCTTCAATAACTTTAGCTTTATAAGCCTGTCCTTTTTGACGTACTATACGAACATTCTGATTACCTTTATAATTACTCATATCAATTAAAGCAGCTTGATGAGAAGTAATAGGCAAGCCAGTAGTAGGATGAATCATACCATTTTGCTTAGCAGCTTCAGCATCAGTACCCTTATCGAAATAAGCATTATGAATAACAGTAATAGTATATCCATCTGGAGTTTTATACTTATTAAAGTAACGTCCATAAGAAAGACCATCACCATTATCTTGAATCATCTTTTCACCAAGAGGTGTAATAAATCCGTTTTCTTTAGCATCAGTTCTGATAGCCATTTCAAAGTCACGAATAAATCCTTTACCGCCCATAAGAGCTACATTCTTATCGCCATCTTGAGTATCACGGTCAAGAACATCGCCGATTGTACGTTCAAGTTTGTTAAGAGTCAGAACTTCACCATAAGTATCATAGTTAGATTCACGACAAATTTCTAACATACCAGCAGTACGAGGAATAGGTTTACCATTATCATGGTCTTTCAAAGGAATAGTACCATCAGGTAAACGGTTATATTCAGACTTCCACAAACGTTCTTCGTTCATTACTCTCATGTGCAAGTTGAACTGTCGCATCTCTTCGTTAATCCAAAGATTAGAAGTACCACCATTATCATTTTGGAATTGATATTGAGTAATAACATTAGCAAGATTACCAGCTATTTCTTTAGAATAACGATAAAACTCAAGTTGAGAAGTCATTCCAGCAGGTCCCATAGTATTGCTTCTATTACCTTTAGAATAAGATTCAGAAACAGTAGGAGCACTCATTGCCCAATACATACCTTTAGCCAACCATTGAGGGTCAACATAAGCATCAGGATTGGGAGAAGTAAGTTTCAAAAGATAAGCATAACCATAAGCAGATTCACCTAAGTCTTTCTGAATACGAACTTGAGTAACACCATCAGGAGCAGTAAGACCATGTTGTTCAATAAACCAATGAGTAGAGAAGTGAACTTCAAATTCACTACCATTTTGACCGGGTTTAGTAACAGCAGTATTAAAGTAAGTTACAAAGTCTGTAAACTTCATACGACCCATAGTTTTCCAAGTCCATTGTACAGTAGCAACATCTTTAATACCACGACTACCTTGACCTTCAGTAATAAAACTTAAAGGAAAACGGTCATCATCCATACCATAATTATAAGTCAGAAAACTATTAATTTCTTCTGGCTTTTGAAGTTGAAGATAAGCAATTGATTCTTCATTAGAATAACCTCTATCTTCATAACGAGTTTGTCCAATAACACGTAATGTTTTCATCTACAAATTTACTATTATGTTAATAACCAAAACGCTCATCTTTCAGAACGTCTTTTTTACTGTCAGGTTTAGTTATTTTAATAGCTCCTTTTGTAGATTTACGTTGACTAGCAGTAAGTTTCAACTTTTTAGCTTCTTTATCAGAAACAGCCATTTCTATCAAACTATCATAACCTTTACCTGTATATTTAAGCCAAGCTTTAAGCAGTTCTTCATCGCGTCTTTCAGCAGGAGATAACTTCATTAAATCATTTTCATAACGAGAAAGTCCTTTATCATCAACTTGATAAACATAATTGAAGAAATCTTCAGGAGTAGTAGAAATCTGTTTACCATTACGTTCAATAATAACAGTTTCGGGAATACGATAACCAGCAATCTGTCGCTTATCAATACATTCTTTAACTCCAGTCCAAAATTCTACAAGTTGTTTCTCTTCTTCTGCTTTAACTCGCATAGCTTCTTTAGCATTAGCTTCACGCATTTCGTTATCAGCTTTCTGAAGAGCTTCAAGTTCTTCTTTAGCAACATTGAAAAGTTCATTACTATCTTTAAGATATTGAATATATTTATCAACATTACCACGACGATTAAATTCCTTAAACGCCTCACGAACAATAGCTTCTTGTTGACTTACATTATTTTCATCTACTTCAATACCGCTTCTATCTCGAAGTTCACCAAAGCCTTCAAATGAATTACCATTTGCAACATAATAATTAAGAAAATCACCAACGATAGGATAATCTTCAAATAATTTATTAACACCAGCTTGAGCAAATTCGTCACGTTTTAAATCAATAACGGATTGAATATAACTTGCAACTCCTTGAGGAGTATTATCAAAAGCAACTGGTTTACCATCTTCTGAAGTAACAGAAACACCTACAAGTTCTTGAATCGATTTAACATCAATAGTATTTTCTTCTTTAGTATCTTCTACTTCAAATTCTTTAAGATAAGCAGCAACTTCATTTTTAGCTTTAAAGATATTACCTTTATCGTCAATAAGATTACCGTCTTTATCAACAGTATATTTATTATCTCCATCTTCGATAATAGTACCTTCTTCTAAACCATGTTCAGCATCAGCGTCATTCGCTTTGTCATTAGGCTTACCCCCCGTGGAGGATGAAGATTGGTCATCTTTATTAGCATTAGTCTTACTATTCCCATTTCCATTATTACCACCAGTAATATCATCAATAGGATTACCATCAGCATCTAACTGCCCTGTTTTACCTGTATCAAGGTCTGTAATGTCGTCAGTAGGTTTTCCATCACCATTAGATGTTTCACCATTAAAACCAAAACTATCAAAATTAGGCATAATTCTTTGTTTTTAATTAATTACTATACAACAAATATAAACTATAATAATAATATGAGTTTTACTTATACCGTTAAAATATGTTCATCTTTAAGCTGATTTGCCGACTAACATACTATTGCTAACTAGGATATTTATTACTGATAACCTAGCCTGTGGCTTTTAGAGAAGCCATGTATGAATCAAATTTTATCATAATGATTAATCTATCACGAAATGAATAAAGTGCTTAGAATGAGCTTAAAATGGCTCATGTAATGTAAAGAAAAATGAAAATGGGCTGAACCTACTTTCACAAGCAAGTCCAGCCCTATTATGAACAAAAATTATAAGTCCAGTCGATTATTTACTTTTACTATCATAACGATTTTTATTCGCTTTTGCAATCTTAACTTTATCATCACTTTCTTTAAGTTTAACAGCTAATTCTTTTTCTTTAAGTTGTGCTTCAACAGAAATCTTTTGAGCATCTAAACTAAGTTTACTACGTTCAATATTAAGTCTAGCATTTTCCATACGTTCTTCAGCTTGACTCTTTTCAGTATCACTAAGACCGTTATCAAAACTCATAATATTAGCATTTGCTTTCATAGCTTCAATCTGACCATCAAGATATTTTTCAACTCTAATAGTTTCTCTATCTTGTTCTGCTTTTCTATCAATCTTAGCAAGTTCAAATTCTTGACGAAGTTGTTCTGTTTGTTGAGAAACACGTTCAACATCAAGCTCATGTTCACGTTGAATGTTTTGATACTTATCAATAAGTTTACTAATTTGAGCAACATTATCTCCACATATAGCAGCATTAGCCATATCCATATTACCATTCTGAGCAGCACTAAATGCAAGCTGTTTATATTGTTCAAGTTTCTCGCGTTCTTTAACAGAAGTTTTACAAGTAACAATATAATTAGCAAATATATGACTATTAACATCAAGACTTAAATATCTAATATCGCCATCTTTAGTTTTATAAGAAGTATTAAGACCATCAATCCAAGCAAGTTTAGTATAATCCATTTCAGCTTGATAATCTCGTTCTCTCATTTTATCAAATATAAATTCAATAATAACAGAACCCATACTTCCACGAATAACTGCTTCATCAGTAACTCCTTTACCAGCACTATTAGCAATTTCTCCATAACGTTGTGGAGTCATATCACATTCCATTTTAGCAGTCTGTTCAATTTCTTGAATAAGTTGTCCAAGTTCAGTAATATAATTATTCATTCGACTTTCAAGATAACGAACACTTTGTGCTTTAATTAAATTAGCATCATCTTCATCATCAATATAAAGCACGCCATCAGCAGCCATACGATAAATAGTTTCAGCAGGTTTACGACCAAGAAGAGATTTAGCAATCATAAGAACATTCATCTTATTTTTAGCAATAGCCATTTCTCTATGATAAGAAACTATATTACGAAATACTTGATAAGGAATAACTGTATCTACAATACTAAATCTTCCAAAACCAGGCAAAAGTTCTGCAATACCATTATAAGGAAGTTTACCATTCCTATTGTAAGCAATAGGACGAGCCTTATAAGGATATATACTTGTAGCACGAGAGCCAATTCTAACGCTCTCATAAACTTGTGGACGCCACACCCATTCAATACTAATATCACCACCAGCAGGGTTAAGCTGATAAGTTTCATCAACAATTCTTGTTGTAACAAATGCTCCATTACTATATGTAAGAATACCTTCTTTTATTTCACCTCTCCAAACAGTATGCCAAACTTCAAATAAACCATTATTAGCATCACGAGCCATTATATTAGTGTTCTTAATATGTTGTAAATCATCTTTATTAAATTTACTACATATATCACCAAAATAATACATATATTTATCCCAATTTAAAAGTGCTTTATCGCTAGAAGTAGTAGCACTATATTGATAATATGTATCAAGAGCTTCACGTTCTTTTTCAGAAAGATATTCATAAAATTCATCTATAATTTGTTGTTTAGTCAACATACGACGTTCAGCAAACATATCATAATCTTCTGCAAACATATTATCGTTAGGAACAGGAAAAGCATCTCTAACACTAACAACACGTTTAATTAATTGATTACCTACAACATCTCTATATGTATAACAAGCTCCAAAAGCAACAAATTCAAAATAAGCTCTAGCGTATATAGTAAAAGCATCAGTAAGGTCATCAATAACATTAATTAAATCTTGTCCTTGTGCGCTAATATCATCAATAAAATTTTCATTAAACTCTTTAATAAAAGCTTCAATATCAACAGCTTGTTCAGGATTAAATTGCTCAGGATTATTACCTTCATTAACAAACTGCATATAACTTTCTTGTATTTTCTTAGCAACAGCTTGTTCAGCAAGCATCATAATTTGTTTACCAAGTTCAGCATCTCTAGCAAATACAACTTCAGGATTATTAGCTCCAACAATAAAGTCATGTGGATTTTTAATATATTCACCAATATATCTTCTAATAATACCTTTCATCATATCATAATTACGCATAGTAGCTGGAAAACGAGTAAGATTTTCATCTTTTTCATTATAAGGATTAAGAGTTTTTCTATAATATTCTCTAGGAATATTACCAAGAAGAATATTAAACTTTTCTTCTACATTAAAATCAGCTTTACAAGCAATACCAGCTTCTATAACATAATCACAACATTTAGCATACCAATCAACTTCTTGTTTTTCAGCATAACTAACGTGCTGATTAGGAAAATCAAGTCTACCAAAATTATACATATCTTTATTCAATTTTATCATTAATAACAATAAATTTAAATACTCCCATATTATCTTTCCGAAGAGCATTATTAATTATATAAGGTTTTACACCTAAAAATTTAGCACATTCTCCAATAGTGCCTGTAAACAATAACTTATTAGTATTTCTATTATAAACACTAATTTGTTTAGTTGGAGCATATCTATTTTTATCAAAAGGTTCATCTTCTTTAAACCAAAAATAGCCATTAAAATATCTATTAAAACCTTGTCTAAGTGCAGATTTAATACTTGTAAAGCCAGCCTTATAAACTTGTTCTTTACTATCCCAAATTTTAATTATATTACCATCTTTATCATATTGATAAACTTTATATTTAGATTGTTTTTTACTTATTCTATTAAACACATCACTATGAAGAAGATTTTCTTTATTAGTACACCACTCTAAATTCCAATAAGCATTATTATATGTATTTTCATCAATATGGTTAACAATATTATATTTTTCAGGATTGTTATTAATAACAAAATATTTTGCAACAAGTCTATGTGCTAAATATTGAATACCATCAATACAATAAGCCTTATATTTATTATTCTTTATATATGTAAAACTCTTTTCTTTTTTAGTATATTTATTTCTAACAAAACCATAATTGCTAAGTTCATATTTATCACTTTCTTCTATACTTACCCAAATAACGTCATTTTCTTTCATAATTATAATATATTAAAAATTAATATTCCAAAACTTATAATAGGAGGTATAATAGTAAACCATTGTCTATTAAAAATATCTGTTTTATCATTATCTTCTGTAACTTTCTTACGACTAGCAAGTTCTCGTTTACCTTTAATATCAATAGATTTCCAATATATACCCAAAAGTATAAGACTAGATATACGGTCAAAGTTACCTTCGGCATTAAACTTTTTAAGTTCAAGAATTGTTTGATAATCAAGAAATCTTTCAAAAACATAAATATCTTCTCCAAATTCATTTTTACCAATAACTTCATATAAGAACTCTTTAAGAAGTCGAAGACCATCTAGTTTCTTAGGACCACTACCAATATTATAACCATAACTAGTACTAACTTTTTCTTTAACAGCAGAATCCCAAACATATAAAGGTTCATAACCTAGATATTTAGTAGCTTTCCATTTACGAAAATTAGAAACAGTTTCACCACGATTTATTTCTACAAGTCCAGTACCAATACAATTATACCATTTACATAGTCGATAAAACTTTTCATCAGCTTCTTCTAGTCTTTCAGTACGTCCATAATATGCAGCACACAACTTAGGTTTAAATCCATTACGTTCTCTAGGCATTTCAATAACAAATATACTATTATGAGAATGTCTATCAGTAATTTCTTTTTTATCTTTATCAATACCAACAGGGTCATAAACTGCAACATAAGTACCGGGAAGAATACTTCTTATAAGCCTATCACCAATATATGTTTCTTCATATTCTGGAGCAAACCAAACTCTTATACAACCATGAGGGTCTTCGTTACCACGTCTAGGAACTCCTTGAATATAATCATAAGTTTTCATATCAGGATTTTCAATTCTTATACGAGCATTAGATTTAAAATAAATCTTTTTAGTTCCATCTTCAAATAGTTCGCCATCAGTATAAAACTTATAACTATTATCAACTCGAAGTTTATCTTCAAACTTATTGAGAGCTTCACTACTAAATATATTTTCACTAGCACTACTAAAAGATTCAGCAGGAAATAAAGCGCGCTGACCAAGATAATTAAGATATTCTGCAAAAGTTTTAGCAGTCTTTTTCTTTTCAATTCTTTCTCGTGCAGCAAGCTGAAGTCCTATTCGTAGATTACTATTTCCATCTTCATCAAATCCTTTAACTCCGTCTATCTCTCCTTCAAGACCCCAAGCATAAGATTTAAAGAATCCACAAACTTCATTACGAGCATCATTATCCCAAACATTTTCAAATGGCATAAAATTAAATGCTCTAGGATTATAAAAGTTTTGTTCAAATATTTGCATATTAGCAGCAGTAGCAGTTCCCCAAGCCATAAGAGTACCAGTAGTACGAGTACCAACAGTCATTGTAGGTTCAGTTACATTCATAAAGTCATCAAAGTTCTGCATTGTAGATAACTCTTCAACTTTAATAGTAACAGCATCTTTACCAATAGCACAGTCTGGATTATTATTAGCACTAACACTTAAAAGAGAACTAGACCAACTATCATCAGCTTCAACTCCGTTTTTCATACGATAACCAAGTTTAAAACTATCAGCGGTTGGACTAAATATACCTCTTTTAAATGGAGTTTTTTCTTCATAGAACTTTAAGTTATTAACAGCAAAATCACTTAAACCTCCTTGTTTAGTTAAATATTTATTATCAGCCGCAACATGAATAACAACTTTATGTTTAGATAAGTTAACTTCATTAGAACTATCAGCAGCCATAATATAAGAAAAACCTCCACGTCGAGTTTTATCAATAATAAGATGTAAACCATTACGTCTACAAAATTCTATAATTTGCCAAGTCCAAAATTGAGCATCAATAAAACTAGGAAAACTATAAATCTTTTTAGCAGTAGCCCCATGTTCAGTAACAATAACAGATGATTCATCTGTACGTTCCATACGAGTATAATTAAGAAAATTATAATGACCACCTGTTATCCAAACATCTTCTATACTTCCATCTGGATTTTGCCAACAAGGAGCAGAAAAACCATTACGTCGTCTATCACATTCTCTACGTCTAAATTGTCTATGAGGAATACTATCAACTTTAAATTGAGTATATTTACCTGTGGCTTGATATGTTCTAGCAGGTTCATTAAAAAGTTCAGTATTAACAAATTTGCCAGGTCTAATATTTAAAAGAAAGCCACCACTATCTCCAATTAAAAAGTTATTATGAGGGTCATACCATCCACAATCACTAGCTTTCTTATACTTTTTCTCTTTATCAGGTTCTTCAATGTATTCTAGAAAAGGATATTTACCATCAGCCATAATATTTTATTTAACTAGTAAACAAACAACAAAAGCGATAGCGCAAACAGCACCACCGCTTACCAAATATCTATTCTTACGTTTAATACGTTCAATAGACTTATTTAAATTATCATTTACTTTATTACTATTATCAAGATTATTTTGTAAAGTTTCAACTTCTTTATAAAGAGCATTATATTTAATCTTATGGAGATTAATTATACTATCTTGTTCGTTAATAATATCTTTATAAAGTTTAGCTTTAATAATCTTAGTATTAGCAATCTTAATCATATTAATAGGAACAAGAACAGTTGTATCAGTAGTGTTGACTCCCCGTGGAGGATGCACTACATTATCAATCTCACTCTGACACCAACTTCTTGAATAACTCCCAAGTAGCACTGTCATTAAGACTAATAACTTTATCTTCAATATCTTTCTCATGTTCTTTAAGTTTATAAACTATACTTTCTCTTTCAGTTATAACTAACTGTATAGAATCAATCCGAGTACGATTAATAGCAGTGTCACTTCTGTTATATGAATTGGCTTCTACACTAAAACGACTTATTGATAAATATAAAGTTGCACATAAATTAATAATCACTATTACTAATATTGCTATTAATATCTTCTTCATGATTCTATACAGTATTAAGTTAATCTTTTATTTCAATAAGTTTGTTAAGTAAATCAAGCGTCCATCTACCTGTTTCTTTAAGACCTAAAACTCTTTGAGCCATCTTAATAGTAGCAGTTTGACCACAATTTACATTTGTATCGAATAATTGTTCTGCAACTCTTTGACTATTAAAATCATCAAGTTCAAATACATCCCAATAACTAATTTTATATTTAGACCAAACAAGTTTTTGAAGTTGAATATCATTATCAAGTTTAGACTTAAATTCTTTACTACCAACAGTATAATGTTTCTTATAAGAATCAATCATAGTCCAACCTTGCCAAGTAGGATTATATTTACGACTGATACCTCTATAAGTTTCTCCACCAGCATCATCTTTATCGTTTACAT